GGAGACAACTCAAAAAGGAAAAATATATTTGATACTACTGGAGAACAAGCTAATAATCTACTTGCCTCCAGCCTATTCGGCGGCTTAACAAGCCCATCATCCAAATGGTTCTCATTAAAACTAAAGGATATAAAAGGTTTTGAGGAGTCGATCGTCTCTGAAAGATTTATGGAAAATGCTGTAGATGAGATGTTAGATATATTTAATAGCAGCGAATCTGGTTTTACATCACAAGTACACGAGTACTTTCTTTCTCTTACATCATACGGCACTGCTGCCTTGTATATCGAAGATTTACCAGGTGAGCAGGTAAAGTTCTGTACAGTTCATCTATCAGAGATAACCATTCTGGAAAACAAAGTTGGAATGCCTGATACAGTCTTCCGCGAATTTAAGATGAGTGTTAGACAGATTGCACAAAAGTGGGGAGAAGATGTCCTTAACAACCAGCTTAGGAAACTATTAGAAACAGACCCGGAAAGGAAGATTGGAATATTGCATTGTGTATTACCATCTGAGGATGTAAAGGGTAATACTAAAAAATTTAAGTTTCATAGTTACTACATCAACCTGGATCACAACCAAATACTTTCAGAAGGTGGCTACTACGAGCAGCCATATGTAATTGCTAGATTTTCTAAATTAGCAGGTGAGCATTACGGAAGATCCCCAGCATGGTCGTCTTTACCAGATGTTCGCATGGTTAATGCTATGAAGGAAACGTTAATAAGGTCTTCTCAACTTGCTGCAGCCCCTCCAATGCTCCTGGCAGATGACGGTGTGATGAGTCCACTTAAGATAACACCTAATGGGATTATCATGGGTGGATTATCTATGGATGGTATGGAGCGAGTTCGTCCGCTAAATATGGGCGGCAACCTTGCTATAAACGAGAATATTATACAGCAAACTCAAAAGTCTATCCGAGACATGTTCTACATAGACGCGTTCATATTCCGTGATCAGGCCGCAATGACCGCAACAGAGGCACGCCTACGTCAACAAGAACAACTAAGGTTACTAGCACCGCACATAGGAAGAATCCAATCAGAATTCCTATTCCCACTTATTGATAAAGTATTTAATATACTACTAAGAAGAGGTATCCTAGGAGCAATACCAAAAGAACTTAATGGTAGAGATTGGTCGGTTGAATATGTATCACCATTGGCGCTACTCCAAAAGTCACAAGATGTCCAGGCTATACAAAACTTCCTAGCAATGCTGCTACCACTGTCGCAAGTAAATCCGGCAGCCCTAGATGTTGTAAACTTTGACAAGGCTATTGAAACTATGGCAATCAATTCCGGAGTACCATTATCGGTTATACGTGCAGGATCAGAGTTGGAAGAGATACGAAGGGAAAGGAGCCAGGCACAATCTCAACAGATGCTGCTAAACCAAGGACAACAAGCGGCAGATATAATGTCTAAACTACCTCAGTAATATTGACATCTGAAACTTAATTTGGTATAATAATTCTCTATGGACAGCTTAAAACAAAATTTAGATATGAGAGTCAATCGTCGGAACTATTACCGCAATGTATTCTCAACACCCGATGGCCAAAAGGTTTTAAAAGATCTCTTGGCATTTTGTAATATGCTAAATATGACGTATGTCCCTGGTGACCCAACTACTACCGCCTTTAATGAGGGTATGAGAAGGGTAGGTTTGAGGATAGTCTCTATATTAGAGAATGACCCTGCCAAGCAACAACAACTTGTACAACAGCAATATAATATAGAAGGTTTCTAATGAGCTTACTTGACACAACCGAAGCAACCACAGTCTCGACAGAGGCAACTGAGGCTACTACCGAAGCACCAGTGTCACAAGAGATTCAGACTAATGAAGTGCCTGTAAAAGAGGCTGTCCAACAAAAGTTTCTTGATCTACTAGGCGATGAATTTAAAGAGGTCAAAGCCTTACAATCATTTAAAGATGTTAATGATTTGGCTAAAAGCTACCTACACGCTAACTCTCTTCTTGGTAAAAGACTTTCCGACATGAAGCCAGAGGATGTTGCAATATTAAATAACCTAAGAAACGTACCGTCATCAGAAGATGATTACAAGTTTGCAGAAGATGTTAATGAGGATCTGGCTGCAGTTTACAAAAAGATATCACTTAAAGCCGGACTTACGAAAGATCAAGCTAAAGTTATCGCAGATTCTTTTGTAGAAATACAAAGGGCAGAACAAGAGAGAATGACAAGCGATCTAAATCAGAACCTTACTAACTGGCATAACGAATTAAAAGCAGAGTTTGGTGATGCATATGAGAAGAGACTTGATATTGCAAAACGAGGTCTAAACACATTTGGTGATGACGGTCTAAAAGAGTTATTAAAAGAAACAGGATTACACCAACACCCAGCCATGGTAAAATTATTTGCCAAAGTTGGTAAAGAATTATTAGAGGACTCCTTTATAGAGGCTGATAAAGTCAGTAAGTTTGGAGTTACGCCAGAAGACGCAAATGCGATGATTAAAAAGAACCTGGCCGATATAGAATTTAGGAGTGCATACTTTTCAGCAGTTCATCCTGAGCATGCGAAAGCAGTTGAGGAAATGAACAAGTTGTACAGCTTACTCGCTCCGAAAAAATAGGACAAGCAGTGGTAGCCCCTATTTATTACCCGTTGGGATACGTTAAACCCAGAGTAGCCCCGAAAGGATAAGCAAATACTCGAAACAAACAATTAAAATTTTATTAATTTTTCAAAGGTAATAAATATGTCTTATACAATGGACTCAATCTTTGTGAATGCGTATAACGCAATGCTGCATCACCTTGCAGAACAAAGAGGATCAAAACTTAAGTCACTCTTCACAGAAGAAATGGCTAAAGGTGAAAAACACTTCTTCGACAGAGTCGGAGCTTTCAACGTATCTGAAATCACAACTTTGGGCGGAGCAATCAGCCAACAAGATGGTGCACTTTCTAGACGTATGGCAACTCTTAAAGCTTACGATGCATCTACATTAATTTTCGACATTGAAAAAATGAAGATGTTAATAGATCCAACAAACGACTATGTTGTTAAATTGATGAACGCTCATGGTAAGAACTTTGACGCCGCAATCATCAGCGCCCTATTAGGCACTGCTGCTACCGGTAAAGATGGTTCTGGCTCTGCTACATTCGATTCAAACCAACAAATAGCTCACGGTTCTGTAGGACTTACTGTTGACAAGTTGCTTAACGGATTACGTATCCTTGAAAGTAACGATGTTGATATGGATTCTAATAACGTTTACCTATTAGTTAACGCTCGTGGTAAAGAGGATTTATTAGCAGACTCTAAGTTCTCATCTTTTGACTATCAAGATGTAAAATCTCTTGCCGGCAAAAGCCTTCCAACCTTCAGAGGTATCAAAATAGTTCACACTGAAAGACTTCCTGCTCATACAGCTGGATCAGTTTATCGTGCGATTCTTGTTACTGATAACGCTCTAAAAGTTGCTAAAGGCGTTGACCCTGTTATCAATATCTCCCAAAGAAATGATATCCAAGATCTACCATACCAAATCTATACAAAACAAGCATTCGGTGCGGTTCGTATGGAAGAAGGTCTAGTAGTTGATATTCTATTCCAATAACATTTATAGGAGACATAATATATGACAGCTTCTACAGTCAAATCAGCCAATCTTACTAACATCGTAGCTAGCCCAATCTATCTACCTGTTCATAAGGGCGGTGTTAAAAAAGTAATCATAGACCAAATAGCAGTTGCTACTACATCTATTGATGAAATAAACGACGTTATTCTTGTTGGACACATTCCGTCCAATGCAGTAATAACATCAATAAAAATCTTCAATGACGATCTTGATTCAAACGGCTCTCCTGATCTTGCAGCAGACGTAGGTCTATTCTATACAGGAATAGGTGCTGGTCAAGTTGGTCTTGGAAAAGTTATGGGCGATGTTGTAAGTGCAACATGTATTGGTACTGCCATTACAACGCTACAAGCAGCTAACACTACTGGTGTTGAACTTCGTTTCGAAGCAGCCAACATCACATCAGTATCTCAAGAAGCATGGGAACTCGGCGGTCTTTCATCAGACTGCGGTGGTTTGCTTGCCATTGGGTTAAAGGTAACAACAGTAGCAGCAACAGCTGCAGCTGGTGATATCGTATTAGTCGTAGAATATCTATAGGCCAATACACGGGGAGGCTCCTACATTGTAGTAGGGCACTCCCCAAATAATATTAAGAGGTTTACATGGCATCGGTTGTAGAAATTTGTAACAGGGCACTAATTCTTTTGGGAGCCAACACTATAACGGCACTTTCTGATGACACCAAGAATGCCAAGATTTGTACAATAATTTATCCACAAATTCGTCAAGATCTAATAAGAATGCACCCATGGAATTTTGCCATGAAAAGGTCGACACTAGCCCCAACAGGAACAGCACCGGATTTTGAATACGAGTATCAGTTTAACTTGCCGTCAGATTGTATTAGGGTCTGGCAAATATATACCCCAGAGAGCCCACATAAAATCGAATCCAGAACTATTGTCACAGATGATAATGTAGTGTATCTAAGATATATAGCAGACATTACTGACACTACTAAATGGGACTCATCCTTTATTTCTATGCTGGTGTATAAGCTGGCAATAGATATGTGTTTCGCTATAACAGGCAGCCCTAATCTAATACCAGCACTAGAAGATCAATACAGAAGATTTAAGATAGAAGCAAAGCTTTGGGATTCACAAGAAGACACACCTGATAAATGGACTTGGGGCGATTCTTGGATTGGAGATAGGTAAGTATGTCAAAAATATTTAAGATACAATCATCATTCACTGCAGGGGAGATATCTCCCCGTATGTACAGCAGGATTGATTTGGCGAAATTCTCTACTGGCTTAGAGACATGCGTCAATTTTTTGATCCTTCCCTATGGTGGAGCATACAGAAGACCGGGAACAAAATACCTTGCAGCAGCTAAATCAAACTCTGCCTCAAGCAGATTAAAAGCTTTTGAGTACAGTAATGAACAATCTTACGTACTAGAATTTTGTGACGAACATATTAGATTCTTTACGGAACAGTCTAAGGTACTACAGTCACGTGGAATAACTAACGGGTCATTTACATCAGATATTTCTGGGTGGGCTAATGCAAGTTCTGGAACAGGAAGCATATCCCACGATGCAGGGAATTTGAGGTTGGCCTTAACAGGAGGAGGGGCCTCAAATGAAGCAAGAGCCGTCTGGAGCACCAATCTTGATTATTATGGCACTAGTGCCTATACTATTACTCTCGATGTTTTCACTTCTAGTGTGGTTGTCAAAGTCGGGACTACCTCAGGTGGCTCTGAAATTACTTCGGCTACTGTAACAACAGGAACAGCTAAAACAGTAGCGTTCACCCCATCACAGAACTATGCTCAATTATATATAACACTTGAGGCATCGGCTACAGCCGGAGTAGATAACATTTCAATAAGCTCTCCTGTGTACGAGATAGATTCTCCGTATGACACAACAGAGTTGTCAGAGTTGAGGTTTGCTCAAAAGTTTGATACGCTATATATTGTGCACGGATCGCATGCACCAATGCAACTTGTCAGATACTCTTCAGATAAGTGGGTACTGTCTGAGATAGATTTTGATGAGCCAGCGTACTTAGATGAGAACACATCAGCAATTACAATGGATCCGGCAGGAGTTACTGGTAGCGTGACAATCACTGCATCATCAGCCTCTTTCGCATCAACTGATGTAGGAAGAGCCATAAGATTTAAATCAGGAGAAGACTCGACAGATGCACAGGTCTATACCGGGACAGGCACTCAGACAAATTTCGACATACCATTTTATCCACAAGGAGCAAGTGATATAGAAGTATACTTAGTTGCAGCAACAGGAGTAAGAACACTGCAAACTGTACCAACAAATTACTCTATAACGGATGGACAAGTTGATATGGTAACGGCACCATCATCCTCAGAAAAACTTATTGTACAACGTGCAAATACAGGGTCTGGTGAATGGGGTTGGGGAATAATAACGGCGTATTCAAGTACAACTCAAGTTACAGTATCTATACAAAAAGACCTTGGTGGAGCTAATGCATCATTAATGTGGCGACTTGGAGCTTGGAGCGATACTACAGGCTGGCCTAAATCGGTGGCACTTCATGAAGGCAGACTATGGATGGGAAATACTGCTACACAGCCACAAACATTTTGGGCATCTAAAATTGGAGTACTAACCAACTTCCAACCAGACAATGCACTTTATAAAGGCGATGTTGATGATGAGACAGGGTTTACATTTACTCTGGGCGGCAATAAGTCCCAGGCCATAACTTGGTTAGCCGGAAAAACAAATATGGTCATTGGTACAACTAATGGCATATACTCCGTAAGACCATCGTCTACTGGAGCTATCTCCGCACTTAATATAACTGCTAGAAAGGAAGTAGATATACCTTGCGAGTTCAAAGAGCCTGCAGAAACGTTTAATCAGATAATTTTCATAGAAAGACTTAAAAAACGTATATACTCACTTACCTACTCATTTAATATAGATGGCTATCAACCGAGTGAATTGACGTTGTTGTCAGATCATTTAGGACAGGTGTACACATTCGAAGAACTAGCATTTCAAGATGTACCATCTAGAGTATTATGGGTAAGACGTAGCAATGGAACCTTAGTTGCATGTACGTATTTACCAGATCAAGAAGTAATTGGGTGGACGCGACATACTATAGGCGGAACAAGTCCAGTGGTTAATAGCCTGTGCACAATAGCTGGTGAGGCATTCTCCGAACTATGGATGAACATATCAAGAACAATAAACGGGTCAACTAAACAATACGTTGAATTCTTGACAGAAGAGTTTTACAATGATGACAAGGCTGACGCTACATTCTCAGACTCCTCACTTAAATACACAGGAGCATCTACATCAGTAATAACTGGACTAGATCATCTAGAAGGACAGTCGGTATCAGTATTAAATAATGGATCAGTAGAGTCTAACAAGACAGTGAGTGCCGGGTCTATAACATTGACAAACGCATCAACTAAGGCTATAATAGGATTAAGTTATACTTCTGAGTTAAGATCTTTGTCTATCGAAACAGGAACAATGTCAGGAACATCTCAGGGGCAGATATCAAGAATATTCCAATCTGTTGTAAGATTTTATGAGACTCTTGGCGGCAAAGTTGGATACGATTCTTCAAACATGGAGACACTTCCTTATAGGTCCCCAGGAGATCTAATGGATACATCATCTACTTTGTACTCAGGATATAAAACATTAGAGTTCCCATATGGGTATGACAATGAGCTTAAGCTGTATGTTCAACAACCACAACCACTACCTATGACAGTACTAGGAGTCATATATAAAGCAGTAATCTCGGATTATTAAGATGAGCATTTTTACAAACCTATTTAGCAAGAACTATAACTATGATGTATCAATGAGCGATGCACAGAAGGCCCAATGGCAAGCTAATCAAGCCATTCAATCGGCAGAAATTCAAATGCAGTCACTTTTAATAGACACGCAGAAACAGATACAACAAGCTCAGATGCAGCGTCAGTATGCTACTCAATTACAACAACAATACCAAGTAAAGTCTGCACAAACAATTGGATTAATGAATGAGCAAATAGCGGCTAATACAGAATTGGCCAACTATAAAAAGAATCTTTTAAATCAAAATGCATCTATGTTGGAAACTTCTGGGCTTAATACATACATTTCAGCAGTTAAAGATCAGCAAAGCTTTTTAAAAGTAGCGGCATCAGAATCTGCTAAAGTTAAATCTGGATATGCTGCATCTGGATTTGAGTCTGGAACAGGGTCATCAGTAGATGTAGCCAAAAATGTACTTGACAAAGTTTTCGAAGAAAGTGATAATAGATATAGAGCCAGGTTATCTGAGATGAATAAAGCCATGTCAGATGCTACGTCAACCAGATTAGAGGCAGCATTGACCTCATGGAATACGCAACAGCAGAATAAGTTCTTGAGACTTACTACTGCCATGCAACTAGAATCTTCTAAACCAAATGTATACAATACAATATTAGGATAGTTATGCCAAAGATAAATTTACCCGGCGATGTTTCGGCTGCACAATCTGTTCAACAAGGCCTAATACAAAATGTAGGGGCGCTAGGCAATCTAGCCGCAGGTAATGCTGCCGGACTTGGTGACGCATTTTCGATATCATTACAACAGGCTGAAGGACTAAAAAGTCAATCTGAAAGAGCTGACCTGATGGCAAGTGAATCCGAGTTTAATACAAGATTGGATAACATGATGCCGGGACTTACGAATGATATAAGTAAGATTACCCTGAATACTGTTAACACTGTTGCCGGATTAGCAGAGCAAAACTACCAGAATCACCTACAATCAGTAGAGAAAGCATTTGTATTAGACACTTTCACTGCTGCACAAACCGATTATATGGACGTGATAAAACAAGGTGCACTATCCCCGAAAGATACTAACACATGGTTTAATGAAAGGATGTCTGCTGCAATTCAAGCAGCACCATCAGTAGCGTCTCAATTAGATATACGAAGCAAGCTAACACAATTTAAAATTGGTGCATTAGAGGATTCTTATAAACAGGACTTCAAAAATAAGCAACAGCAAATTGGCGTATCTTTAGATAATACAGTTACAAACCTGGCTAAACAGGCATATGCAAATCCGTCAAGTCTGAGTGACCTTTTGGAGCAATCTAATAATATAAAGTCAGTACTCAAGTCATCGGGATACTCAGATGAAGAAATAAGTGCGAACTTAGATGTAGCTAGGGCAAAAATAAGTGCAGCCAGCGTACAGAAATTTTTAGACACCGGAGATACAAACTCTGCTTTAGCAATGATCGCAGATGCAGGTGATATACGCTTTGATCACAAGGCCCAATTATTAAACGAGGCCCTTAAAACCTATCAGCAGTCAGCAGCCCAACAGGTGGATGTTATAAGAGATGTGAGTAGGCAGAGTGCATTTTTAGATGGAAGTTTGTCAAGAGGAACAAAGGAATGGGAATCTGCTGCTACATCATCTTTTATGAATTATTATAATACCGAATTGGCGAATATTACAGTAGATCAAAATAACTATCTAGAAGTTGCCGCAAAAACAATAGCGTATTTTGAAAACTTCGGACAAGGAATGTCTAAGGAAACTGCCAAATTCTTTACTGATAAACTCACCTACTCAAATAATCCATATGAGATAGCAAGCCTCTCCAAGGCAATAATAAACCTTACAACAAATCCTATTACTAAATCTACAGGTGCAGCTAAGGATATTCTTGAAAATAAAGAAAAGTTTGCAGAGGCATATAAGATTAACTCACTAGTGTCTGCTGGTACGTCTCCCGACCAGGCTGTTGCCAAAATCAGAGAATCCGCCCAAGCTATGACACCAACAAAGGCGAAGTTATTAGAGGATAATTTAAACGAGTACTGGAAGAGTAATAAAGGATCTGTTATAGATAGTATCGAATCCGCCATACCAGGATGGACAGATATACCAGAGTCTCAGAGAGTTTCGCTTAGTGCAGATTACATAGACCAGTTCAATACTTTTTACAAATTATCAGGCGACGTGGAAGAGGCAAAAAAATTAACTGCAGCGTACGTAAGTAGAAATCTTGGTGAGAGTAGTATTAATGGCGGTAACGAAATAATGGAAGGTGCCCCAGAGATGTACTTTTCAGGAAAGGGCTTAGAGAAATTTAAAAGTGATTACCAAACTTCACTAGGCACCATTGCAGGAGATTTGGGCGGAACATTTAATACAGAGACTTCTGAGATAACTGTAGATGGAAAAATATTCAAACCAAAGTTAATATCAATACCTGGGTATACAGTGAATCAGACCGGAGAAAAGTCATATATGGTCATTGACGCTAACACCGGCCAACTACTTAGCTTAGGGTCCTTTACATTTAGGAATAATTATGATAAAATACAAGAAGATCTTGATAAGAAACTTGAAGAAAAGAAGTTAGAAATAAAAAGAACTAGCACTAAGGAAATGGTTAACCTATCAGGTCTAGATGAAAAGTCTAAAAAAGCTCTTTTATCGCTACCTTCAAATCAGTAATATGGGCAAATAGATGTCAGATATCCTAGATCTCTTAAAGAGTGATTCTCAAATTATTATGGAACAAGGTGCAGAGGGTACGTTGCAACAGCAATCGGCTGCAAGCATGGTAGCAGACTTTACTCCACCAGAAGAAACAGCAGTTAATAATTCGGATGTAGGTATACTAGATGTAGCATCTATGCACTTTCAATCTACAATCCGTGCCGGAATGATTTGGGGAGCAAGGCAGCTTGTTAAAGAGGATCGGAACTACAATGTGTGGAATGATCCAGCACTATCTAATAGAGATAAATCATTTTTGCTAGACCACTTTGATGATCTGGCAGATTCACCAAACGCTAATTGGACAGCAGGGCTATTAGCGACAATAGACAAAAACGAATATATCAAGAAGAACGCCAGCGGAAGTTCTCTAATACTTGGAGAAATGCTTTCGGCAGTAACAGATATAACAAACCTACTACCTGTTGCTGGATTGGCGGGAAATCTAAAGACTCTTGGTGGTACTGCTAAAGCTGTTGGAGAGATAGCAGCAGTCAATACATGGCAAGAAGTGATGAACGGTAGAATAGATCCTACACAAACTGCAGGGGATACTGCAATAAATGCTGCAATGGGCACTGCGTTTGCTGGCGGTCTTATTGGTGCATTAGGTATTGCACGAGCTACGCCAGAAATTAAACAATCTATTGACAGACTTTTTAATAGTAACACTATAGATGATTTAAAAATAGAACAAGTACAACAAGGATCTGCTGGTGCAATGCAGAATATAAAATTTGATACTTCAGATAATGACCTTGTATCTACTAACTTTATAAGTGACTCAATTACCAGGGCAACCTCAATTTACTCTAAAGAATCGGAGCTAGCTCTATCAGAATCTCCGACAGTTAGGGAACTTGGAAGAAGACTTACTGCATCTGGATTTATTGAAAAGCGGCACCTAGAGGGTAGAGTAGGTGGAGACTCTATACAGGCACAATATGAAGTTAAAACATCTAATGCTAACTTTTCTTTACAGAAGGCCCTTAAGAAAAGTTACGAACTGAACAAACGTGAAGGTGGTAAGCTAAGTCAAAATGATTTCTTCATAAAAGCCAGGAACTATATACTTGGTATAGATGATGGCATGTCACCTGGAGTAAAGGAAGCTGCAGATGCTTTTAAGAAAAACTTTAAAGATGCAGAGAGTATCGTAAAAAGGTCTGGTAAGGTTCCTGAAGGGTGGGCCCCTAAACAAGGGTATTTCCATGTTCAGTATGACTTTGATAAACTTTCTAAGAACCAGTACTCATTATTAAACGACATAAAACTTCAATTAGCAAATAACCAATCGGCTAAGGCTGCAGGGATAGATGATTTAGAACTTGAATCGTCTGCACGTGAAATCATGGAAAACATGATATTAAGGGCGGATGGAAGGGATTATAAGCCATCATTTAATATTAGTCCACTTAAAAAGGTAGTATTAGATTTTGATAATGGATTCAAAACTAAATATATGACTGATGATGTTATTGGAAGTGTGTTTAGATATAATGACGACATATTCAGACAAGAAGCAATGCTAGATACATTTGGGGCAAATAATCCATTCTCTGAAGCTGACAGGATGATCACTGAAGATTATACCAAGATGCGAAACAATTTGTTAAACAATTCTACTGACGAAGCGTCATTGAATAAAAAGTTAGACGACTTAAAAATTAAAGAAGAGTCTGATCGTCAGACAGTTAAGACATTGTTAGAACTGCATACTAGGACTTTCCAAAAAGATACTCCAAGATGGCTAAGGAATTTCGCATCATTGGGTACCGGAATAAACTACCTAACAAGAATGGGACAATCCGCAATATCGCAGATCACTGATGTGGCCCGACTGATAGGACAATCTAGACACGGAAGAGCTTTATCAGATGACTTAGGTAATATGATAGACGGCTTACACTCATCCTTTAGATTAGCTCCAGAGGAGGGGGCAAGGCTCGGCATAATCGCGGATAGGCTTACTGATGTCGGGGCTGCAGGGCAAAGGACAATGCAACTTTTTGACTCAACTGGTAGTAGTAAAATTCCAACCTCGATAGAATCAACAATGTCAACGGCAGGTGCAGTATTCTCTAAACTATCCGGTATAGATGCAATAAATAATCTGAGTAGAGCGTATGCAGCAGAAATTAAAATGTCATCTATATTAAACTCTTCGGCAAAACTTGTAAATGGGACTTTAGAAAAGGGTAGTAAAGAGGCAATAGATTTAGCTCGTATGGGCGTTGATAAAATGTTGGCAAAAAACATATTAGAGCAATTAAAGATTCACGGCATAACTAAGGAAGGTACTTTTGGGAAAGTAACCTATTCTAATTTCAACGAATGGGATTCTGTAGTTAAATCAAAGTTCATGACAAAGTTGAGAGCGGAAGTAGATAAAACAATTATTATGCCGACAATTGGCAGCCGCCCATTCTTCATGTCAACAGCACAAGGAAGGATACTTTTACAATTCTCAAGCTTTACATTTGCATCGGGGACTAAGTTACTAGCAACAGATGCACAGCAGGCGTACGGACTTGGAGCAACCAACTCAAAATTAGTAGCAGCAAGAATAATTTCAGACATGGCCCTTGGTGCGATAGGTAGATATATTAAAGACTATTTACGCGATGGTAAAATAGATTTAAGCCCAGAACGTACTATTACATACGCGCTAGAAAACTCTGCTGTAATGGCCACTCTAATGTACCCAAATCAGATTGCTGAAAATTTTGGTATGGGAGCACAATCCTTACTTGGACTTAAGAAGTACTCCAAGTTTGCAGATAGTCCACAGAAAGGTTTGATACGAACATTAGGGCCTACCGCATCTTATTTAGCCGATACTGTAGGAGTATTACAAAGATTTTCTGACGGAGCAGCATCAGACTCAGATATGCGTGCACTATTTAGGATATTGCCCGGTAATAATCTAATTTACCTAAATTGGGCAGTAGCAAATTATGGTAAGTAAAGACTTGCAAAGTCCTTATTTTTATGGTATAATAAAGAGTTATTTAAAGGTCAACTATGACAATATCATCCACAACTACACCTAAGATACAGTACACTGGAAATGGAGTGGCTACGGACTTTTCTGTTACATTCCCATTTGAGCTTGCCGCAGATCTAATTGTTATTCAAGAAACCACAGCAGGAACAAGAACTACTTTAGTACTAAACTCCGACTATACTGTAACTGGCGGAGACTTCTCTACAGGTACAGTTGTACTATCTTCGGCCCTTACTACGGGTTATATACTATACATCTACAGGGATTCAGACCTAACACAACTTGTAGATTATATAGAGAATGACGCTTTCCCGGCGCAAACACATGAGCATGCATTAGATAGATTAACACTAATGATGCAAGAACTGAATTGGCTAATATCAAGAGCACCTTCAGCAGATATCAGTGCGGACAGTTTTAATATAGGTCCGGCGACAGCAAAATACGTATTACGTTGGGATGCATCAGCAGCGGATGTCGAGGCGGTCTCTCCTGTAGCAGCATTAGTAAGTTTTTCAGTAACAGGTGGTACTGGTTTAGCTGTAGAAACCTCAGCAGGTGTATTTACTTCTAGAACAATCTTATCCGGGTCTGATGGACTTGCCCTTACAAATGGATCTGGTGTGTCAGGAAACCCAACAATCACACTTGCAAATGATTTAGCGGCTCTAGAAGGACTTGGCTCTACTGGCTTTGCCGTAAGAACTGCTACAGATACATGGGCACTGCGTACCATAGCAACATCAACAGGACTTACTGTCAGCAATGGAACAGGTGTATCCGGAAATCCAACAATTGGACTCTCTATTAACGACCTTACAGCCATATCTGCCGATTCATCTGACTATGTGTTAGTATACGACTCTTCTGCCGGCGCACATAAGAAAGTGGCATTAGGTGATATTAGCCTTGGAAGCAGCTCTGTTGCACTCACAAAAGATGTGAATCAAACAAGTCACGGCTTAGTTGTTGGTGATGCAATATATTTTAATGGAACATCTTACGCAAAAGCTAAAGCCGATAGTGCAGCTACCGCGGATGTGGTTGGCATAGTATCATCAGTGGCAGGCGCCAATGATTTTACCCTACAATTTGGCGGTGAAATTACTGGGCTATCCGGATTAACTGCTGGGTCAATATACTTCCTGTCCTCATCAACTGCAGGTGCACTTACGGCCACTGAACCTAATACCGTCGGCCACATAAGCAAACCATTGTTGGTGGCAACAACTACAACTGCAGGATTTGTATTTAACTGGAGGGGGATGGAGGTTCCTGACACTGCCCCAGGATATGCGACAAGTACACCATCGTTTTTGACACTTGCCAACACAGCAGATCTGACCTCAGAGAGGGCATTAACAGCAGGTACAAATATAGCTTTTACAGATGGTGGGGCAGGTTCTACACTGACCATTTCAGCACCAGATGTCGCTCCAAATAACGCATCATTTTTAACACTTGGTACAAACTCCAATCTAACATCAGAGAGAGTCCTCACTGCAGGATCTGGAATCTCTTTAACAGATTTAGGAGCAGGATCCACGCTGACAGTTTCCTCCACTATTGCAGACTTAAGTGCAGTACCATTTATTACAGTTTCTACCTCTGGACTATTGTCAAATGAACGGACTCTTGCTGGGGCAGGAGCCATAACAGTTACAGATAACACTACAACAATAGACGTAGGACTAAGTATAAATGGGCTCACTGCTGACGCATCTCCCGATGGATCTACGGACTATGTAGTTACATATGATGCTTCGGCACTTAGTAATAAGAAAGTCCTATTAAACAACTTACCAGGTGCCGCAGCTGGTGGATCAAACACTTATATTCAGTATAACTCTGCTGGAGCATTCGCCGGTACATCTGATTTTGTAAGATCATCTTCTGGTACAATAAAGATAGGTGACGGGTCTGGCAATTATGGATTAGAATTGTATGGTAATGGTACTAATGGTGCTGGAGAAATACGACTCAAAGAGACCTCTGCTAATGGAATAAACTACGCCTCGATACGTGCTCATGAAAATATGGCAGGTAGTTATATATTAAGATTGCCGAACGACACCCCTGGGGGGACTAAAGGCCTACAGTTTGATTCGTCTGGGTATGGTTCTTGGGTAACTCTTGGAACAATGAGCAACCTTTCAGATGATACCACCCCAGACCTTGGCGGAGATTTAAATACAAACGCACGTAGCATTACTACAAGCCTAAATGATCAATTGACACTTACTACAAATGGTTCTGGTGGAATATCCCTACGACCAGGATCTACCGGTGCTGTTGTAATAGGCGGTAATTCAACTCAGCCGACACCGCTTAGGTTTATGGAAGACAGTGATAACGGCACGTCCTATGTGGAATTTAAGGCCCCATCCTCATTAGCAGGATCTACATCTTATACGCTGCCATCTGCGGATGGTACATCCGGCTATGTGTTATCTACAAACGGAACTGGCACATTATCATGGGTAGCTCAATCTGGCGGCGGAGGTGGGGTTTCCGATGGAGACAAAGGGGATATTACAGTAAGTTCCTCTGGCACTGTATGGACGATTGATAATACAGCAGTTACGTATGCTAAAATTCAAAACACCTCAACCACAGATATACTGTTAGGAAGGTCAACTGCATTAGGGGGGACTATAGAAGAGATCGCATGTACTGCGACCGCAAGATCTTTGCTAGACGACTCATCAACCTCGGCTATGCGAACAACACTAGGTCTGACTATTGGAACGGATGTCCAAGCTTATGATGCGGATCTGAGTGACCTATCTACTAAATGGACTGCAACAACTTCAACTGTTGGGGCAAGCTTACAATTACATGAAGCAACTAATAATGGAACTAACAAAGTAACAATATTAGCTCCTGCATCATTATCAGCTGATTACACTCTTACACTTCCAACGGGAGCGGGAACATCTGGATATGTACTACAAACAGATGGATCTGGTGTCACATCATGGGTAGCTCAATCTGGCGGAGGAGGTGGTTCAGGGACAGATTTGTCAAGATCAATATCGCAAACATCTCATGGATTTGCTGTTGGAGATTTAGTATACTTAAATGGCTCAACATATACAAAAGCTATAGCAACCTCAGCTTCCGCAGCCGAGGTGGTTGGAATAGTATCAGCAGTCGCAGATGTTAATACTTTCACATTGCTGTATAGTGGCAGGGTTACTGGGTTATCCGGATTGACTGCAGGGTCAGTATACTTCCTATCTTCTTCGACCGCAGGTGCAGCATCTACAACTGAGCCTAGTGGGTCTGGGAATATTAGTAAGCCTGTATATGTTGCAGATAGTACAACAACAGCGTTGCTATCAATTGAATCTAGGGGATATGTTGTTGGTACACTGCCGGCTGCAGAGGCATCCCAATCGGAGATGGAGGCCGGAACATCTACAACAACCTTTGTGTCTCCAGCTAAAGCCAAGTTTCACCCAAGCGCTGCAAAATTCTGGATTTGGTTCACCTCGGTAACTACAACTTCTATAACAGCCTCTTATAATGTAACAAGCTTAACAGACAATGGAACTGGAAACACGACTGTAACAATAGCAACAGACTTCAGCTCTGGTAACTATGCCACGGTGGGAGCAGCTTCTACTCCTAGTAACCAGCATACAAGTTTAATAGTTTATTCTACTACAACCTCTGGTACTTGGGGATACGTTGCTCCAACAGCCGGAACGTTTAACGTGCAGACCAGTAGACTTGAGGTAGGTGCCGTAGATACAACAGTTTCCCTAGCCGGGTTTGGCGATCAATAAATTTTAAAGGAGAATGAAACTATGAAAATAATGTATACAAGACCCGAAGATAACGGAGTATCTATAGTAGTAGCAGCTCCTAAAGAAGCTATTGAAAGAGTATTAGGACCACTTACCCAAGAGCAGTACGAAGCTCACGTAATGGAGAGGTCAATTCCTTCTAACGCTATAAATGTAAAGTTTATAACCGACGAAAACATTCCAGCTAATAGAGAGTTCAGAAACGCTTGGGTAGACATTACAGACGACAATAATGTCAACATCTGCTGCAACAAAGCTAAAGAATTAAAGCTGGAAGAGTTACGCAGAGTAAGAAATACTAAACTAGCTGAGACAGACGTAGAATTTACTCGTGCTATGGAGTTTGGGGACGCAGATCTAATATCAGCTGTTAAAGCTAAACGTATAGCTCTTCGTAATGCGACAGAAGCACTTAAAGCTATTGAAGCGGATGGCATTATAGATGATTTAGAATTATTAGAACTTATTAGACAGAAATCCATATTAGAGGATATGTAATGGCCAATTCAGCACTAACACTAACATTGCCTACTACACCAGTGCCTGTATCTCAAGGAGGTACTGCAGCTTCCTCACTGACAGCTTACGCTGTTATGTGTGGAGGTACTACTTCTACCGGAGCGGTACAGTCTGTAGCTTCAGTAGGAACTTCTGGACATGTACTGACTTCAAATGGAGCTGGCGCCTTGCCCACATTCCAAGCGGCTTCCTCCGGAACAGCAGCTACTCAAGCGGATCAGGAAGCGGCTACAAGCACCTCTACTTATGTCTCTCCCGGAAGACAGCAGTATCACCCAAGTGCGACCAAGGCTTGGGTTACGTTTACCTCGGTTACAACTACAACAATCAATGCGTCTTTTAACGTTACTAGCCTAACAGATAACGGAACTGGGGACACTACTATTAACTTCACCAACAACTTCAGCAGTGGAAACTATGCTGTAGCTGGAATGTCCAATAAAAGCTCAGATTCAGGATCTGGTCAGACCACCGTCTGTCTCTATACCTCAGGAGCTAAGGCGGCTGGAACAGTCCGTGTCCAAACTACATATGGCGGAGGATCTCCAGCCCTTATAGACTTAGCAGACACAAACGTCACACTTTTCGGCGACCAATAATTTTTAAAGGAGAATGAAATTATGAAAATAATGTATACAAGGCAATAATGACAGTAGCAGAATACGTATAGAGGTACACAATGTCTTACAGCAGTTTCCCAACAGGTGGATTTTACCCAGCACAGAATACTGGAGAACCGTTCTTAGTATTCGACACACCATCCAGCCTATCCAACTACAGTCTTTTACAGGCATCAACAGGGATATCGCTGACGCTTGGTGTAGGCACAGCAACGGTGGCAATGGATGTGAATGGTCTGACAGAGTTGACAACTATAGATACGGCCAATGATTTCTTGCCAGTGTATGATACCTCTGCCGGAGCCATAAAGAAAATTAAACCCTCCAACCTGGGTGTAGCATCTACACTATCAGACTTATTCACAGAGGTTGCGTATGTAGCATTAACCACTGGATCAGGAACAAATCCAACTATTAATGACAGTATAAACGTTGCTTCAGCTACACTGTCTTCTAATACAATAACAGTGACCTTTACTAATGCGTTCTCAGCAACTCCATTTGTATTGTTTGCATTTGTACAAAAAAATGGGTCTTCAGATCGTTTAATATTGAAAAACGTTTCTGCAACAACTACAACTGCTACATTTGAAATTATTGGAAACGCAAACGGTACAACATCGGCCGTGACAAATATAACTACCAGTGGATCTAACTCAACGACATATTATGCGGCATCATCTAGTGGCGGATCTCCTACATCTCTTGTTAAATTTAATTCTGATAATACTGTAGTAACTACAACACAATCAAATCTGTCTGGATCAAGTGGGCACAAGGTGGCCATGTTAATAGTAGGACCAGTAGTTTAAAGGTACATAATGAACAAAAAACCGGATCTTATTGAGCATCTAATCAGACTAGAAGTCATGCTAGGTGAGCTACAAAAAGATGTACAAGAAATAAAGCACATAGAAAAAAGGGTTGCCGAAATAGAGAAGAACCAGGCCTTTATAAAAGGGTTTTCGGCATTGGCCACAGTTATAGTATCAACTATAGTTGGGGTCATAATAAATTATTGGAGTAAGCTTTTATGAGTATTATCGCAGCCATATTACCAGCAGTATTGTCTATAATAGATAAATTTCTGCCTGACGCAGAGGCATCTAATAAGTTGAAATCTGAGATGATCACTAAATTACTAGAGGCAGATCAGAAGCAGATAGAGGTAAATCAGATGGAGGCCGCCAATCCAAATATATTTGTATCAGGTTGGAGACCTGCGGTCGGGTGGTTTTGTATGATAATGTGGGCATTATATTATATAATAGCCCTAGTAGTTAATCCAATTGTAGTGTACAATGGGCATGTGCCAATAACTCTACCTGACATATCCGAAATGCAAAATCTACTGTATGCATTACTCGGGTTTGGAGCACTACGTACAGTAGAAAAGCTAAAGATAAAATAGCTATTTTTGTAGTTTGGTTACGGCAACTGCCAAGGCTAGGCTACATAGGGCGTGGTCAAGATGATTAAGTCCTGACTCCGGATCCACTAACTCCCCTTTAAAATATTTATATATATGACGAAGTGAGGCCTCCGCAAAATCATCGGCAGGCACTTCCTTCCATCCCAAATCATCTTTATATTTTGCTATACCAAATTCGCGAACATTTGCTATAGCAACTAATGAATCGTACGGAATATACCTCAGCTTAGGCTTTCCTATTGTATCCTTGAATCCCATTACCGCACCTCCTTCATGGCAACTCTCCACCTTATAAATCCTTTAACAGCAAGAACAATGGCAACAATATTCAATACTACAAAACCGTATTGGGAAGTTAGTATTGTGTAGACCAAAAGAGAGAGACTACCTATTGCACTAAAAATAAAAGATTTTATAATGGTATTTGGCTCCGTCCTAAAGTATTGACCTAAAAGGACGAAAGCCGCACCAAAATATTGAAATAAAACTATCATAAATGCTTACCAATGATTGGCAGGGTTTTAAGGCACTTTTTAACACGTTTAATTGTTTTACTTAGAATCACTCCAGACGTACTGATGATACGTTTAAAACCGGTATTTATGCCGATAAATTTTTTCAAGTTCTTAATAATTTTCTTTATTTTCATAATAAGTCTCCTAACTTGCTGATAAATTTTGTTTTTCTAATTGGCGGAAGTATTCTGCCTCAACTCCGGACTTTCCTTCCTCTATTAAAACTGCCTCGGCGTATTCCTCGGTAGTTATATCTGCTAATTTTAATAAATATGGTATTGTCATTGTAACTCCTTTATAATTGTGTGTTATGTGTTTTAGACTGTAGTAGCTTACCTTGGAACCACCCACCACAATCCATACATTGGTATCTTGTCTTCTTACCAGTAGATGTCATTGCATGTCCTCGTTTAATTACATGGGTACCTCCGCAGCGTGGACATTGTTCCTCATGACTGGCTACATTTAAAGCAGTAACTACGTACGGTTTCAGCTTCTCAAATACGGATTCTAGCAAGTCAACATCTTGTTTATTGTATTCGGCCATATATTTCATAGCCTCAACATCACCTTCTACGCATTTAACCCACAATGACCAGTCTGTAGACTTTTTTCTGCCGACACCAAGGATATGTCCTAGGTGATCTAGTTTATTAGAGTTAAGTAGGAAGTGCTTCTTTGCCAGTTTCCAGGTATCTATCATTTTAGCTTGGTGCATTGGAGGAAGTCCATTTGCTAATATCCTGGCATTTAGGAACCTCTGATCAAACTTTGCACCGTAATGTGCAACTACATAATCAGCATCCTTCATAACCTTAGCAAATTTCTCTACAACTTTTTTATCATTGTAAGTATCTTTTTTAAACACGGATGGATAATCCGCGGCACTTATAACAGCAGTCTCTGTACCCTCACCATGCCATTTATATGCTATAGTAAGTATAGATTTTTCCTTAATAACAAACTCTGGCCTGGTGCCATTATATAAATCGAAGAAGTACCCTTTGTTTGGCGAAGTCTCCAAATCATAAAGCAGTATACGAGGTTTCTTAGTCATCTTTTACCTTTATATTTCATGGTTTTAAGTTGTAGTATATTAGTCACAAGTATACCTATGCTAATTGAAATCTGAATTAATACAAGTACAATCATTTAAAACTCCGCCTTTACTTCTATAGCCGGGGCCATTTGGCACCCGTTAGTAAGATTGAAACCGAATATTTTACCATTGGCCCCATTCTGACGACTCTTCTCTACAGTTACTATTATATCACCTGGAATAGTAGAATACAACTCTTTTTCTTTATCATCTCTAGCTTTTTGTTTATTCCAAAGTTTTAAGTGTAGTGCAGCAGTATTCTCTAGATCCTTTGATTCACGCACCTGATCAAGCAGAGGCGATTCTCCTGCAGTAAGTTGTGATCCACCAATAAGTAATTGACTGTTCTTATTAGCCGTCCTACGTATAAGTTCTATCATATCTTTTAGCTTTTCATACCTAGCTTTGTTACCATCTTGTAATGGTATAATTTGTAAGTAATCAATAAACACCACAAGTTCTTTACCAGAATCTTTGCACTTGTTCATTATTTTAACAAGCTCCGGCATCGTTATTGTAGAATCGGCAACACGCAATTTCCTGCTTATTAGCAAATTATAGTATGTTTTTGCGGCCGGAGTAGATAGCCTGGCCAAATGAGTATTGTATATAGAATCATCTTCCCAGCCAGATGGGGAGTAAGATTTTCCATCAAGTGTCTTAATCATACGAAGGTTAAGCTCCTCTACAGGGAACTCTAATGTAAGATATAATACAGTTTTATCGGTTTTCTGTGCTATGTTTAGCGCAAGATTAATCATGAGCGCTGTTTTACCATGATTGGTACGTCCAGACACAACCACAACACCTGTTGGAGGTAGCTTCACATGCTTATCAAGTGTCGGCCATCCTGTTGTTATATATTTTATCTCCTTGCTGTGTAATGTAGTAAGCAGTGATGGATTCATTTCGCCAGGTGCATAATCTGTTTCAACTAACTTCGCCGATTTGTATAAATCTATAATGACTTGCCTATCTAAATTATCTGCGAGGTCTGCTTTTGCTGGCAAACTACTGACGTCAATTATATAAACTTCTTTAGCAGAGAGTAAATTTGCTATACCTTCAGCTGCCTGAATCCCGGGGACATCGTTGTCCGGCCATATTATAACCTTTCTACCGGATAGTAATGACCAGTTACCGGCTGTATAATTATTAGCTCCACCTTGCCAACTAACTACGTCGGCATTTTTGAAGATCATTGCTGCAGCATCGGCAGCCTTCTCTCCTTCTACTACAATCACAGGACGTTCGTCAGAATGTAGGAGCTCTGATCTATATAACGTAGATAGATTTGGCGACCCCATAACCCACCCCTCATCAGATAAATACACAGGTCTGATCCACTTATCATTTCCACTACCTCTTCTGGCAACATAGTACATAAGCTTCTTATCAACGTAATAGGAATAAAATGTAGTTATCTCATCTTCCCAAGGGGTTGTTCCATCCTTTATTTCAACTGCTGGTAATTGATCAACTGATTCTGTTGGGGCAGACTTATCTAACCCAGACTTATCACTAACGAACTCTTTATAACCACAGTGAAAACATTTGTATGAAAGCCCAGAAGGAAACTCTATTACAGAGCAGCACGGAGCAGACTTCTTCTTTCGGCCCTCAGAACATTTAGGGCACTGCTGTATCCTTTTTTGTAGTGTCATATTTCCCCTCTAACCTTAGTGGCAATCGCGCCAGTTATTCCCTATCTTCAGTTCATAATTTAATGGTACTCTTAATTTTAAAATATTGCAAGTATTTTCTATCGCTTTCTTAACACAATTCTCATATTTTTTAATTTGCTCAGCATCATCTACTATTATGGCCTGACATTCGTCATGGTATACCATTACTATGCGCGCCTTAACTCCCTCTTCTTTCAGGTATTTGTCTAACAATACATAGGTGTACTTGACTGCTATCATCCCTGCGTTCTGTATGTAAGTATTTTTTAAGGAGTGGGCTGACCTGACATACAACTTACGTCCGTCTATGCCACGTATCCACGGCTTATCTCCTGATAGCTTGAAAGATCCGTTCTTACCTCTAGATCCCATCCCCCTAGTAACGAGGGAGTTCTCTATCGCCTCAATTAAGCTCATCATACCAGGCCGATCGTCCCTGTATTTTTGCCATATCTCCAATGCCATATTATCTGAGCAGCCGAGAAGTTCTTTAATCTTCCCATAACCGCACTGGTAGCTAAGTGCATAGCCTGGGCCTTTTGCCTCGGACCTTTTAATACCCCAGGATTTAGCGTTAAACTCATGTACATCCTCTTCTAGGAGGAATTTGGCATACACCCCGCCATCATACGGATACGTAGCATGCCCCTCAATACGTGCCTCTAATTGAGAAAAATCAAATCCGACTATTTTCGTACCAGGTACATTGATAAATAACGATCTCATTTGGTCGCCGAAAAACACACCAGACCCGGCTTTTGGAACATTAACTACGAGTGAGTGTCTCCATCTTGCCGTATTAGTTCCGCACGTAAAGGCTCTTGTTGGTATTTTATTACCATCATAAACTGCATTTATCCACCCTGTAATAGTGGACATGCGGTGTCTTGCTTGGTTTCTGGTAAGAAGAAATCTCTTAATAGACGCAGGTAGCCCATCAAAGCTGGAGTTACTTAAAGATGGGGAGGTCTGAATTAACTCGCCGTTTACTTTAATAGGCTTCCCGCGTTTATCCTTTTTATGATTATAGATATCCGGCTTCCAACCTAATCCAAGAAGCCAGGTAATTACTTGTTTTGTGCTATTTAAGTTTATTGTATTAAATTCTACAAGGCAGAAGTCCCCGGTCATACATTCTAATGCCGGCTCGGTCATAAGTGCATTAGCCCTTGAAGAGATCGCCCCTACAGATGTCTTATATTTAACCGGTATTTTATGTGCGGTCATTTGTATTGGGGCCAATTTTAAAAGTGCTTTGTCGCAAACTGCTATCATTTGAGTCAGCCTCTTTACAAAGTGATGGGCCTTTTGTACATCTAAGTACCAATGGGTCTGGTGTCTTGAGTAGGTATCATATACTTTGAATTCTAAATCAAGTGCTTGTGACCAATCCCACCCATCCATATCATGGAGCATCTTCCTATATAAAATCGAGGTTAACTCGACGTCATTTCGGCAATACTCTAACATCTCATCTGAGTATGCATCATAAGCATCAAAATCTATTTTAGGGAACCCTAGTAACTTTCCATGTGTCTCTAGGCTGTGTGAGTGCAGCTCATTAGCATATAGCATTTGGCTAACAATGAACGTATCAAACAACTTATCAACTGGAAGTTTAATATTTAATACCTTATTAATAGCAGGAGCATCATAACCAATACCATTATGTGCAACAATTCTATCATACTTAGATATAAACCCACCGAACTCTTCAAGATTGCCTAACTTAGAAGTGAACTCAAATACCTCACCAGTTTGACAATCCTTGCATACAATCATCCAGATATTTGTGACCGTATCAAGTAGTCCATTTGCCTCTATATCTAATATGACAGTCTTCATTGTATTGTACCCCCATCAACAGGCTCAAATGCATCCCTATCCAAAACAACATATTCTACTTTTTCAAAGTTGAAGAACTTATTCAAGTACGAAATAACTGCTAGTGAATCGAAGGCACAACAACTGTATACATCCATCATAAGCATATTTCTATCTTCAAAAATGTGATAAGCAATGTGTGAGGTAGCTAAATTTACGCTGCCAGTTAGCCCTTCATTTCCGAATGTATTAACATATACAGATTGTGGAACAGTCACCGGAACCATCCCTATAGATTCCACTAAACCCAGTAACATATTATTAGCCACCTCTGGTTCTACAGGGAATTTGGAAATTTCGCCCTTTATTAACAGGTGCTGATGAATAGGTATAAACTTTTGCATGATAATCTCCTTAAAATCCGTTAAATGGGTCTTCTAAATCTCCTCTTGGGGCAAACGTCTTGTCCACCTTAACTGTAGGTTGAGTGGGCCTGGTTTGTGTTGGCTTCTGACTCCTACCCATAGCCGCTTCTCCATCGTCATCAACGTCTGCTGGAACTCCCACAATAGCCTGTAACCCATATCGCTTTGCATATGTTATTGCAGACCCAAGTGCTTGAGGATCGTTAGGCTTTGCTACGATTACAGGAGTAACTCCGGAGATAAATTCCCCAGATTCGTGTAGTAACATGGTCTCAACTCCATCTTGCACAACTATCTGTAAAAACGAAATGCCATTCTTATTTAGTGCAGGTTTTACGGCATCTATCACAGCCGGAAGGTCTGCATACTTACTCTTAAAAAACGGATTATTAGAGTCTTTAGCTGCAAATTTAATCTCACCTTGGGCCTTTACTAGGGCCGTAGCTAATTTGTTTAATGTATCAGACTTATTCATTTTATTATTCCCCTTTAGTTAAAATATTATCAATTACACCCTTTGTTCCAAAAGACATAGCTTGCTCAGAAGTTAGCCACACATCTCTGTGAACTTTTTGCATATATGTATCATACTTCATTCCTATATTTTTTGCAATCATTTTTCCTAATAACTCATTTAAATACGCAGAGTGTTCGTAACTAATTTTCATGTCTTCAACATGTCCACGTGTCCCTGAGGATACTTGGTGACACATGATTTGCGAATTCTGTAGTGCAAATCTTTTACCCTTTGCCCCGGAACTGAGTATAGCAAACCCCATAGAGGCGGCCATCCCAGTAACAACAGTAGATACATCAGGTTTAATAAGATTCATTGTATCGATAATAGCAAGGCCATCTATTACAGAGCCGCCAGGACTGTTTATGTACATAGTTATATCATCATCAGATTGTGCGGCAAGATGCAATAGTTGGGCTGTTAGAATGTAGGCCATATCTTCATCTACTACCCCGCTTACCATTATTATGCGGTCTTTTAGTAGTCTAGAGGTAATATGGTACTCTCTTTCTTTACCGTTAACTTCTTCTATTACGTATGGTGATTGGTAATGGCTCATTTAACTACCTATTTTTTAATTGGGTTTTAAAATCTTTTCCTGTGATAGTAACGTCTTTACCTGTGGTGTACGCTACCCACTGCTCTTCTGTTAGTATCTTATGTAGGCCTAGTGCTTTGACAAAAGCTATATTTTCCTGAGTAATTTCTGCGTCACGTATAATAGAACCATTGACTACCATATATGGTAGGTGGAACATAATTAAGGCGGTATCGGGTACAACAGCATCATCACATGCTAATAGTATAAGTGCTGCAGCAGACGATGCTTCTCCGCCCACTCTGCAGGATACATCTATGTCTCTTGATTCAATATTACTTATAACCGCAACTGCTGGGTAATAAGCTCCACCAGGAGAGTCTATTGTTAATTCAACTTTCTCAGTTGGTTTTATAAGAGACGTTACAATTAATAAATGATTCATATTTTCATTGGTTATTTCTCCTATTATGTAATCACGGAACACCGTTGTAACTTCTGCAACAGATTTTACCTTATTCTCCGCATTTTCTAATGAGATTATTGCGGTAACTGATGTGGCAATGCTGGCTACACTAATTAAAGATACACCTAATAGGGCCACAATTGCTACTGATTTTAAGAACTTGTTCATATTATTATCTCCCCTTATTAATTATATAATAACACGTATACAAATGTTGTCAACAATTATTTTAGTATTTTTTTAAATTGTAGCAAAACCTGGTCTGTTGATAGGTCTGCAAATTGACACACTATATCAAAATCCTCTGAGTATATGAATTCTTCTACATCTTCTCTATATTTCTCTACATTTGAAGAAATATCTATGTAAGCCTGGTTTAGCACCGCTCTATAAAGCTCTCTTTCGCTCATAAGTCTCCTTCTTCCTAGTGATTTTTTCATATTAACTCGACACTATTAATTTGTTAAAACTGTCTATACTTTTAAGTATATACTCCTTGTGCTTTTTGTCAATAGTAAATTTTGGATCTTTGTAGTCGGCTTCAAAAGCGTTCCAAATCCTCCTGCATTCACTTCTTATAATATCATGTAAAACTTTGTCTGGGCGTATTTCGTACACTATTAAAGGTAGGTCTGGGTACAGCCCGCCAAGACATGCGATCAATGCCTTGTCAACCCCAGATACCAGCATCTGTACTTGAACTTGTAGGCTATACTTAAGAGGTACTTTTGTGTACCAATCATTAAACTTTTCCATCTTCGTGGATTTACACTCGATAATGTAGAACCCTTCTTTAGTTTGCATTTTACCATCCATAGATGCAGATATGTGATTAACTTCATCTATGGCCATAACAACTTTTGATAAGTGTGCTGGTTGGGCGGGTATTCCCACCTCATTTAGCGCAACAAATACTGATGGCTCTAATAATCTTCCAGCCCTCATTGCCGGGTTGTCTATTTTTTGAGGCGGTATTGTCTTATCTTTTAGCATCTTTTTCCATGATTTCCACGGATCAAGTCCAAAAACGCTGGCAATCTCTGTACCAGTAATATACTGGGTTCTGGCCTCTAACCACTCCTGACTTTGTGGCTCAAATATCCTTATCATAATTGACAACTCCTTGATTATATGTTAAGCTTAACATAGTTATTTTATAATTACAAGATAAATTTGCATGACATTCAGGAAAAGTAAATACAACAATAGAAAAACAGAATACAATGGTGTGATTTACGACTCTTCCGCAGAGGCTGATGGTGCAAAAATCTTAGATAAGCTACTAGCTGATGGAAGGATTACTTCTATAGAAAGGCAAGTTAGGTTTGCTTTGAAAGATCGTGATGGCGGTAACAGAATGTACTACAGGGCAGATTTTGTTGTCGTTGGGCTATCTGGATCAAGATATATAATAGATATTAAGGGATTTCTTACTGACGCTTTTAAAATAAAAGCGGCCTATTTTAGGTATGTCTACAACGAGGTTATTCATGTAGTACCCACAACAGGCCCGCTTAAATTTAACTTTGATTTTATTGTTTAGAAAGGAACGTTACCATCATCCTTCTTTTCAAACTCTTTAGTATCAGTGCCGCCCTTCTTGCCGTCAAAAGGCTCTTGCTTAAACACATGGAAGTACACTTTTCCGTTTGTAGTTAGTTTGTGAGACTTATTAGCAATAAGTTCAAGTTTTGTACCGTCTGGTAAATCTATTGTTCCGTTGAGGAACATCTTTTTTTCACCAGTTTTTTTATCTGTATAGTTATTTACAAATAAAAAGCCGATACCTCTTTTTTCTTCAGACATCTTACACTCCTAATTATAAAGTTTGTCTTTAATAAATTCTTCGGCAACTATTTGTAATGCTCTAGCGCCAATATTCATATCATAAGCCTTTTTCGCAATAAAGTCAACATCTTTTTTTGTAAGAGCTAAACTTAAGTTGCGGTATTCTCCTAAGACTCTGAATCTCTCTGCTGGGCAATTTATAGGCTCAGTAAGAATTCTTTTAAAATCTTCTATAGTAAGTCTCTCTAACTCAACAATAGTTCCTACACGCCCGGCAAATTCGGGAAGAAACCCTACTTCCATCAGCATGTCATGGCTAAAAGTGGTAGGCTTCTTTTTCCTAGTATCTGTGTATCCAACTCTTTTTACAGAGTTCTCTTTATCTAAATGCTCTCTATATTTAGCGAAAGATCCTCCAAATATCCACAAAAGACCGTCAGATCTGAACGAATATGCCGGCCTGCTTGATGATGCAGGTTCAACACTAACTTCTCCGCCCTCAATAAGTTTTAACAATTCTGATTGTATTTGTGTTGACTTAAAAGAGTCATCCTCTGTATTAAAGTTTGAAATCTTGTCAATCTCATCGACGAATATTATTCCGCTTGCTAATTTTGACTCATCTTTGGCAGAGCTTATGTACCTGTCTAGTATTTCTGATACATTGGCACCTACATATCCTGACGGGCTAAACTGAGTGATATCTACTGATATATATTCACATCCCAATTCACGCGCAAGAGATTCGACTAATAATGTTTTACCGGACCCGGACGGACCAACTATCATCAGATTAGATGTTTTTATTGGTTTACGGTCCTTATGCTCATTATTGTACGCATTAAACGCCATATGGTTTACTGCAGCAACCGCTAAGGCCTTTTTTGCATCTAACTGCCCAATCACATACTTATCCAGTTTTTCCACAAGTCCCGAAGGTTTTACTCGAACAGAAAAATCTTCTTCTATCGTAAGTTCCTCGTGGAATGGAATAGCTTCTAATTTAAATCTTTTCTTCATAGTCCCATCTCCTCCCTAAATAATTTTCTATATGTTGCTAACCAGCCATTGACCAGAACTAAGTCTGATTTTCTAGAGAATGCTGCCGGATCAAGGTTAACTTCTGGAAATATAAGTACATTTTTTTCAAATGTACGTCTATTGAATAGCCCATTACTTTTGGTAAGGGCACCAGTAGTTGGGTTTCTAGTATTATACCACAACATTAGGTTTTGGCCGGCTTCGTGTATTTCGTGCTTATTGAATGATTTAACTACTGAGGACCCTTTAAAGGACTTTAGCCCAATATTGTACGCAAAGCACACTAGTGCATCGAACTGATTCTGAGTCATATCAACTGATATAACCTCTTCTACTCCAACTTCAAATACTTTCAGGTCTAGTGCTAGTAATTTGGCTATTTGTTCGCTGGATAGCAGGGTGTTACCGTCAATCTCATGTCCATCAAATCCGGTGACTTCCTTTAAGTTAGTATCAACAGAGTCTTTTATAATTAAATGCCCAACTCCTATGGTTTCATACCCGGCAGAATCCTTATACATGTAAGATCTTGAACCTTCTATACCTGTAAGAGCTGTGATCATTGCTTTAGAAATTTTCATTTTACCTTTCCCCTTAATCCATGAAACTAGTTTGTTCAATATTCGAGCCATTACCACGTACCAATTTTAATCCTATTAATGAAAGAAGGAATTTTACGTCTTCCCAACTTGGGTGAGCGTCCTTATCTACGATTTTGTGACGGAACTTTTCGGTTAAAGAGGCTGTTTCAGCCTCGTATACACCAGACTGAACATAATAAATCTCTAATAACTCTAAAAAGAGTTTTGTATCGCGTTCATCAAGTGCTATATTCAAGTTTCTCACTAAGGATTCTTTCATAATAGTAAAGAGTTTTTATCTATAGTCTTATACTATCATTCAATTTTTAACTTGTCAATAATCTTTTATATTAATACGATATACTCTTTATGAATTAACAAGATAAATCTTGTTAATATCTCTTCTATACGATAATGTCTAGTTATCTAACGATAGTTTAGATATTATCATGATAGCTATCTACCGATAGCGTCAAGTTTATCATAGATTTATTATTATGTCAAATTTTCGTACTAAATAAGATTTTGGTTGACTTCCTAAAATCCTGGTTGTACAATTAAAATACACCTAATGTGGAGGATATATGTTAAAAATAAAACTTGGTGGTGCTGTTCCTTTACGGCTCAGACAACAATTAAAAAGATTTCTCATAAATAATGAGACGATACTTATTGACTTGCTTGATGAGTGCCCAGAAGAGTACGCGTTGTTTACAAATTTTAGCAACTACTTCCTGCATGTAATAACAAAAAGCGGTAAGGACATGTTGGTTAATATGGGCAACATCATAGAAGTAAACGCTGAGGGATTCAATGTTGAGAATATAACTACTAATCTTCTTGAATTACTGTCAGAAGAAGTTGGAAAATCTATAAATTAGGGGTAATTATGGCTATTTTACATACAAATGAGGAGTACGAGTCCGCAATTCTAGCGGTCACAGAGCTTGAAAGTAGATATAATTTTTTGACAGATATAGAATTACATACGTTAGAGGTGCTCAACGAGCTCATCATAGACTATGATATGCGGGTATATTACATTCCTCACAAATAAACAGAAAAAAAAATGTTGCACGTGCATAAAACTGTGTTACTATAAAATTATAGGGGATATTTTGGGAGAGTTAAAATGGAACCGTTACTTCAAAATAATAAAAGATGTTACGAGCACCATATATTTGGCGTCAAAAAATCCTTAATAATAATTCATTTATTGGAGGCGGCAATACTGATTAACTTAATAATTGGTTTATTGACCGTATAAGAGTATGGAAAGTTTCATAACAGTATTATCAGTAGTCGGGGCTACAGCAGCAGTATTTTATATACTTGGACTACTTGTTTTAGCAATAAAATTAGGAAGTAAAGAATAATAATAATTACCTGGGGAGGTTATCATGACTATAGAGAAATTAAAAGATACGCTTGACACTGTTGTAATGGCAGTCTACGCACATAGGAAGACAACAAATGTTGCCTCACTTTTACTAGAGCAAATACACACAAAGATTTACAAAAACCTTGAGAGCAATGTAGAGCTAGGTCAACTAGCCTGGAATGTGCTAAAAATTGTAAGACTAGGGGATTACTCTGAAGCACATAAAAAGAGATACCTTGATATGCTAGATGGTTTCTTTACAGAATTGAATGAGGGCAATTTCCATGTTAAATCTGCCTGACGATATAAATTGGTACTTGTATGACAAATTGTACAGTTACCCAACCGAGGTACAAGATGATTGTGATCCTACTTTTGATGAGGAATGAAATGTTGACAAGATTACTTTTGGGTGTTACCATAATACTAATAACAATGCTGCTTGTTGTGTCGGCTCTAAGTCTCATTCCTGGCGAAAGCAGGACAAAGCAGCTATTACCGGAGGAGCTTCAACGAGAGCTTTACTAATATGACCAGATATAGCTACCTAATCAACCATATCAAGCACAGAGGGATACTCCGTTTAGAGAGTGATGAGTTAAATAGTGTGTTACAATCTGAAGGTCTGCTGATAGTAGGAGTTTATTTTTTGGCCAGAAATGGTGATATAGGTGTTTATATAGCGGATAATGAGGTTGGGAAACGATACACAGTGTATTTTGACAATATACCTGATGTAGATGAAGTAATAGGGGCTATGAGATGACAGATGTTTATATAAGGTTGTATAAAGTGGACGGTAAGTTTGTTTTTGCATACGAAGGTGATTCTGGGGAGCCCACAGATGAGGTTTCACCAAGATTTGACTCTTCCGAAATGGCCGAGGACTTTCTTTCTGACCTACAAGGCTCATTATCACTATCCATTTTTGATGAAAATGGCTGTATTATTGCAGAACCACTTAA